TTAATTGACAATTCTCTTTGCGATCCAATCGTCAATATCTTGCTTGCGCCAAGCCACTCGCCCCATTGACGCTTTAACACTGTTCGGGAATTCCCCTTTGCGTATCATACGCCAAATTGTCGTATAGCTCAAACTGGTAATTTCGACCACTTTAGCTTTGCTGAGTAATATTGTTTGTGATTCCATTTTTTATATTTCCTTTAACGCGGTCTAACAATATCTGGCACTTCAATAATCATTATCTGATTGCGATCAATGCCTTTGTATTTGAGCCAGTATTGGACGATTTCTAATGCCTCGCCTTGCGTTACGCCTTTTTCGGACTCTCTGATTACATCCCAATCTCGTTTAAATTCGCACTCGATGACGATATATTTCTTGCCGTCCATTACCTGTAATTCGTTTCTAAAAAACACCTTTGCCACTCCCTCTAGTTATAAGTATCCATACCTTGACGCGCATAAGAAACTCATCCTCCTCAAACTTAATCATTGATAATCTGCCGATATGGTGAGCGATGTAAAATATGGTAGTAACGATGATGTAAGACCAAAAAATATAGTCATTCATAATTCACCTCAAAAAAAGACCGCGCTTTTGCGGTCGTTGGTTATTCTGTTGGTGGTGGCGGGAGTGGTTGCCAATGGGTAGCACAATAAACATCCCATCCATCGTACTCATCCCATACCCCGATATCATACCGACTGCAATTATCGCAATACACCAAAACAGGTTTAGTTCGATCTCCGATTAATGGAGGCAATCTATCGCTACATTTAATCCATTCGCTCATATCACACCACCAATCGAATAATTTTCCACGCAATGCCAAGAAATAATCCCATTCCGGATCCAGCCGTTGTTTTCGTTACTCATACTTTCACCTACGCGTAAGACGTTAAAAGTAATTCAGGTTTACCGCTTGATCAATTACGGCATCAAGCCCGACCCGAATATTATCGTGATAAAAACAATCATCTAAGATTAATCCGTCGCCAAGGGTAATTTCAAATCCCTTTTCCAGTCCGTCTTGTACGATATATGGACGACGGTTTTGGATAAAATCAAGTCTTGATCTGTCTTTTAGCAAGTCTTCGTATTCTACTTTGCTGATGGTTACTGTTTCAGTCATTTTATTCACCCCGTGATTTGTCTTTATATTGCATATCCGCCGGCAGATTGATCACATTTAATAGCGTTCCTTTTTCGTTTGCGTCTCTGTGTGCAATCATCCATTCTTTAAAATCTGACAGTTCCGGATCGCAATTACCGACTATCTTGTTTACATCATCCCTGTGTGTAACCGATTCGATCATTCGATCTCTTAATTCGCTATCAAACAACGCCCAATGCGCTTTCGTAAACATGACCAAATTCGGCGGCGTGTGATAGCCAATCGTATTATCGAAATAGTCGTAAAACATCTGCCGAAACATCGAATAAGGAATGTTTATATTCAATTTCACTTCGTTCATAACAACATCCTTTCTGGAAAAAGACCGCACTTTAAACCAAAATGCGGTCATATTTATTTAGTCTAATACGCCCTCGTAGAAATCTACGTCGGCAATATTGGCTTTCAATTTTTCCAATGTTGTATTAAACGCGTCTTCAACCACTTTTTCCGGATTGATTAATTCGTACCACAAGCAAAGCGATCCGTCTTTAATACGATAACGAATGCGCGCTTTTACTTGGTAGTAATCGCCGTTATGGAACGGTTGGATGCCCAACACAATTTCTTCCGGTAGTTTTGCGTTGCCGCCGCCGGTTTTTTCGTCTGTGTAGGTAAATGACATAGTGCCGTCTTGTAAGCGTTTAACCGACTTAAATTCAGATTTGCGGGTTTCTTCAAAGGCAAGCACCATTGCTAACAATTCGGCACCGCTTACGATGTTGCCGTCAGTTGCAATGCAGTGAATGTTATTTTCCAAGAATGCACCAAATTCAACTTGACTCATTGCCTGCTTGTCTTTGCGCGCCCATTCTTTCCAATCTTTTGAGTAAGGGCAGTTATAAGTTGCGGTATGGTCGCCCCAACGAGGATTAGCTGGATCTGCGTGGTAGTCAAAAACGGCAGTAATCTCCAATTCATCTAAGTCGGCAAAAATAGCGGTGCCGGCAACCTTGAATTTGTTGGCGTAATCAATTAAGGACTGTTCGGTTTTTAAGTACAGATTTTGGCGCAAACGGTTAGGCGCAGGCTGTAATTTTTCCAACGATTCGACGCTGAACTCGTTATTTAAAATAACAGCTTTGCAACCCTCCCGAACTGGTAAGCCATTAAGCGCAAGATTGGCAATATCATTTACGGTTGTATTTTCCATTTATTTTTCCTCTTATGGAGTTAATAAAAAAGCCTGTCGTGTGACAGGCTGGTGATTAAGATTTACGATTAGGCTGCGGCGGAGCTGCTAACGACTTTTAAACCGCTTACCGGTTTATTTTCAACGGTTTTCAAATCCATTTTAAGTTGGCTTGGATCATCGAAAAGCACATCACCGTCAGCAGTTGAGAATACAATGCTTTCTTCACGATCCAATTCAGGGATTTTTGAATTAACCATTGGTGTGATTTTGATTTGGTTTTCGGTGCGCGTGTTAAGCATGGATACTTTCAGGCTTAATGTTAGCGTCCCTTGTTTACGAGTTTCGCGGACCGCCTTAATTACTTCTGCGAGTGCGTCAGTTAATTCTGCGTTTAATTCGCCGCGATTAAGTTGAGATAATGTTTTATCAAAGTTAGTTTTGCTCATGTGAGCCTCCAGTTATTTAAGGGTTGTTTGTAGATAAAAGAAAACCCGCCTTGTGAGCGGGTTTGGTAGTTATTCTTTATTAAGAATAATATTTTATTTTTTCATATTCCTGAAAATCCATTCCAGTTATAGCCTCAATGGCTCTTATAGCTTCATCTTTTGTTTTGTAATAAGCCCCAAATTTATATTTTGTTCAGATACATTTCTTGCCGCGACTTTTAGCACTTGAAATCCGTGATAAGCAGACGGCTGATCTATTCGGTAAACCCATTTCAAATTTATGGTTTCATTTACGTTGTAAATAGGGCGTATGGTTTTTGTGTAATCAACTTCATTAACCTGGGAAATATCAGGTACTGGTTGCCATTTATCAAGCTTGGGACACGCATAAGTTCGCCACCACACTGTTCCGTCATCACACAATGCGTAAAGTGTATGACCTAAATCGCACTGTAAATCTTGTCCTGTAACGATTTGAATAATTTTTCTCATATTCATTCCTTATACGCTTTCAGCGTTTTAACAAATTGCGGGATATGTTCGTCAAACGCTTTCATTAATTTTTCATCGCGCGCGGTGGTAAACAAATAAAGCGTTTGTTTTTGATACTCGGGGCAATAACTCACAAAGTCCCAAGTTTCGTAGCCCGTTACCCATAAATTCGCCTGCACCTGTATGACGTACTCAGCCGGCACGCCACCCTCAAGCAAATAGCGGATATGGGTACTCATTTTCGGGCATTTGATTTCAAGCCCTTTTTTGAGTGACGGAATTAATCCGTCGGGACTAACCATAACCTCGCGGTCTTCATTGAGATACACGCCACCGACTTGTATAACGTCATTGCCGGTTAAAAACTCATAAGCGGCGCGCGCCTGCGGTTCGAGCTGGTTGCCGCGCTCCATAAAACCGGATTTAAACGTATCACCGCCTCCCAAAATGCTTTCTTCAATCAGCTCTGCCATATATTTAATATAGCTTGTCGATTTCTTGCCGGTGGCGGTGACGATGTTTTCAAACCCGGTCGCGGTCGGAATGCCCAGTCTTGCGGCTAACCATTCTTCCGAGCCTTGTTCACAATCCAGCGTAATTAATCCGTCGATCATAGCGGGATATTATCTCCAAAATTTTCATCATTGTTTTGGGCGGCATTTTCCCGCGCGTCCAGTTTGCGGTTTAATTTACCGATAAAATCGACCGCACTTTGTGTTGATAGTCTTTCGATGCTGTCTGCACCGTAATAAGCGAGAGCTTTCTCAACATTCGTGCCGGTAACTTCGATCAGTTGTTGTAAAGTTTGCAGCTGTTCGGCGGAAATCAGTTCAATAGGCTTAACATCGATTACGTTTTGCTTCGGCGTTACGTTGATTGGTGGGTTATTTTCCATAATTCGCTCGGCTTCATCTTGGTCATAAATACCCGTAAATCCGAACGCAAGACGCGCGCACTGAATCATTGCTTTGTGGCGGAGCATTCGTTTAGGGTGTGATTTCCAAGGTGCAGTGCTGCGATTACATTCTGCGAGATACTCGGTTACGGATGTTGGCTTTGAGCGGTCTTTGCGATAAATGCGGCAGGTGCATTTTTCATCATCCAAATCGAACTCAATGCCGTCAAATTGTGGGTGATCGTTCATAATGCGCGACCAGCCATCTACGCCTACGATTGGCACAATGCCGCCGTTATTAGGGAACGCATAAATTTCATTCGTCCAAGGATTTAATCCATGCTGATTTGCGACAACGAGTAAGGCGGTCATTTGTTCTGGGCTAACTTTTTGCCCACGGAATGCTGTTGCCGTGAGGGTTTGTGAAAGATTTTCACTGCTGCCCATGTCGAAGCGTTGCGCAAGTTTATCGGTTAAAGTTTGGAGTGCTGTTGCCATTTTCATTTATCCTTTAAGTGGTTTTAGTGTTACTTCGTATTTGTTGCCGTAAACGGCTTTAACTTCGCGCGCGATAGTTACTGCGTCAGCTTGCGGCATTGGTGGCAACGAAATTTGGATAACAAAACCGTGATTTTCAACCGCGCTTTGCACCGGTGCCGCAGGTTGGTTTTGCGCTTCCATTTCCTGCGCGACCGCCGCCGCTTCCGCCTGTACTTTTGCCTGTTCTTCCGCTTCCTGTTTGGCTTTACATGCCGCCGCTTTAGCTTCTGCCGCGCGTTGTGCTTCGCGTTGTTTTTCAGCTTCGATACGCTGCGCCACGATTTCTTCTAAGTCGTCTTCGCCGGCAATCAATTTCACTGCGTCAGAGAATAGATATTCATACGAGATTGGGATAAGTTTTAAACGCGATTGCAGGCGCGCGATTTCCGACATTAATTCAGCGAGTACCAACGCCTTTTCGGCATTTACCGCTTTAGTCAATCCGTCAATAGTGCGTTTGTTTTTTGTCGCCCATTGCATACGTTGGTTTATTTCGTTCTTCGGCGTGGTAATTTCCAAGGCAAGTGAAATTGTGCTTTCGGTGCAAGTTTTATTGCGCACGTCCATGATTTCCGCTATTGCCTCCTCGGCGATACGTTGGCGTACTTCTGTTTCTTTGGCTTTTACCAACTTATCGCGACTTAAACGTTCATCGCGGAATTTGTCCGCGATCGCTTCCGCCTGTTCGATCAGTTTATTAATATCGCCTTGCTGTGCGTTTTTAATCGCCGCGCGGGTTTTATCTTCCAATTCTTTAAGGATTTTTACTTCTTCCTTTGCGCGCCCGAAATCTTCGTCCGTTTCAAAGGACTGCGTGAGAGTAGATAAAAATTGGTCCGCTTGTTTTTCAAAGTCGGCGATATTACACGTCAGCACTTTACTTTCTGTGCTGATAATTAATTCAAATTTTTGTTCTTGGTTTTCCATTTTTAACCTCTGCTATAGCAATTACTTTTCCAATATTCGCAATCGTCGTCCGCCGGTTTTTCGTCATCTTCCAGCGGTTCGTCGCGTTGCGGTCGTTCTTCCAGTGATTCGTAGTAGTCGTCCGGATTATCAAAGCTCCACACGCTACCGCGTCTTACTTTTCGCATTTCGTTGTTCCTGTAAAAGTGCGGTGGTTTTTCGCAAGTATTTTTCGGTGTCGGCATCTAAATTCGGTTGCCATTCGCCGTTTTCTTCGATCCATTCCGCTTTCGCAATCGCTTCCGCGCTGATTTGCTCACTGATTCCGTTGTCGTTGCAATCTGTGGCATATTCGGCGGCGTTAGCAGGGTTGAGCCAAAATAATGCGGTACAACTAAGCGCAAACGCCAAAACTGCGGTAATTAAAGTTTTTAGTGACTGTTTCATTTTTTCGATCCTCGATTAAAGTAAAACCAAAGCCATTGCGGCAGGAAGAAAAGCTGCAACAACGATTACAAACAATAAAAAATCAATAACGTTTTTCATTTTTAATCCTCAAAAAAATGCCCTCCGAAGAGGGCTAATAACCTAAGGAACCAAACAGAACGGCACCCACTAACGAAATTTTGACTTAAAAACGTTTAGTAAAAGACAGAATGCCGTTTTGTTTAATTGCCATTTCTTTATGCTTGTAATGGCTTCAAGCCAGAAAAGGGACGAATAAATAATTACGCTATGCCCTTAGCCTCGGAGCGGCTTAACCTATCCCTTTTTTTATCAGTTAAGCGGCATTTTTGTTATCTCGCACTTGTAGCAAGTCAGTGCGAATTACTGCGATAACAGTTTTTTTTCAAAGAGATTGATTCTTTATTTTGCGGCTCAATCTTAAGCCCTGTTATCGTCTCTCCGATATGTCACGCCTTTAGCTAACGTTTGCTGTCTGTCGCTTTCCCATTTTTAACCAACTTGAAAACAGACAAAAAGGTGTGGTTCGGTTGCTTACGTTTAGCTATTCCCACCCATTGGCTTTGTTTGCATTTCCGTAAGCATTCACACCGCAATGTAAGTTTTCCCCATCCATTCATCGTTATTATCCGATCCATCTGGATTGGCGTGTTATCACAACAAGGCCATAAGTCACTTACTCCTAACTACTTATCGCTAATTAATCGGTGAGCTTTGTCATTCTCACTGCCGTCTTAACTGCGCTTAAGTGTTGGTCGATGTGTTTTTAATCGTATTGTTAAAGAGCAACTCAAAGTGTTTTGCTTTGATGTGTCTTATAATACTAAAACTAATATTAATAGTAAATAGCAAAACTAATACATTTTAATAAATTTACTATTTAAACTATTAAATCACTGTTTTTACTAATATTTTATTTTTATAAAATTTTAACTATTTGCTGAATTTTTGACCTAGATCACGAAAATAGAGTAGGGGAGAGGTGGATTTTTCAAATGTAGGTATTTGAAGTAAAATGCCGGTCTATTAACTTTGTGTGTGAGGATTTATGGTGTTTGAATATAGAGGGCTGCTTGGTAGCGTGTGTTACTCTCGGGAAGATCAGTGCTTTTTCGGAAAAATATTGGGTATTTTAGGGCTTATTACTTATGAGGCGGGTAGTATTGCTGAACTGGAGAAAGAATTTCAATTTGCTGTTGATGATTTCTTACATAAATAAAAAGAAAAGGCAAGCTAAGAGCCTGCCTTTCTGAACCGCAAACAAGCGATTCTCACACTTTACAAAGCTACCCGGCTCTTACGTCCGGGGCTTCGGGTCCATTGCCAGTGCGAGTATTATTACACTAAGACCAATTTGAGTAAATAAAAAACCGCCCAGAGGCGGTTTATAAACTGTTTATTGTCTGTCTAACAAATACCAACATTTCTCAGCCCATGAAATTTGATACTGAACATCTTTACTGTTGATGTTTAATGAAAGAATATAGTCTGCATCCACTCTTTTTTCTTCATTTTTTGGCGTATGCCACTATTTCTTTTTCTGATGGTAGATTTTGTACATTTATTCTTTCTATCATGCTTTCATGACTTCCTAAGTTTGCAGCACGAGTTCTCGGTAGTTCTTTGCTGTCGCAGACTTCTTGTATTTTGTGTAGCACAGCGTAGTATAGGGTTTTAATACATTCTCTTTGTTCTGTTTCATTTGTTGATTCTGCTAACTGTTTAGCTCGGTTGTAAATATCGCTCGCCTTAATCATTATCTAGCCTCATACATCATCACAAAATTATTAAAGTGAACGTTATTTTTTCTTTCAAATTCAATTATATAATCTGTTAATTGTTCATCAAACTTAAAAGCGGAATCTACATCTGACTTTTCATCAATAAATGAATAGACAATCGTCTTATCATCATAATCATAGTAATGCTCTACATAAACACTTTTGGATGTTGCGGAGATAGATCAGATTGAATGCCATCAATAAGTTTTGATAGCAGTGGGAGGTCTATTTTTAGATCGCGATATGCTTCAAGCAAAGATTTCTTGTTATTAATCCAAGTAGAGTAATCTTTGAGTTGTTTTGCGGGGAATTTCTCAATCATTTGCATTACTTTTTCGCACTCATTTATTTTAATTAAGTTATCTAACAAAGATAAATTGAATGCAACATTTCAATATCTTTAACATTAAGATTCAGTATTTCCCGCGCTTGAATAAGAGCAGATACGGGGCGATACGAGTAGTATAAATCAATTGTGTAATTAAATCTAATACGAATATCACCGGGAGAAAACTTTAGTGCGGTGCGATAATTGAACTCCATGTTGTTTAGATCGCCTAGCAAGCAATAAAGTGTACCAAGTAGCGAGAAAGCCAGAGCCTTATCATCAGTCTTAGTAAGCGGCTTTAATTCATCAATAAAAGCAACGGCTCGGGCTTCATCAACATGGTTTATGTCGAATGACTTATTGCGGAAATTCACAATTTCCGAAGAGATTTCGTTAAATTTGGTTAAAGCTATTGCCCCTACCATATTTTTTCCTTAAGGTTAGTTGTTATTAAAGATCAACAATATCTAGTGTTAATTTCTTGATCAGTTTTCCGACAAAGTGGATTTGTTCTACTTGGTCTTTTTCTAAGATTTCAGGATCATAACTTGGATTGTCTGAAATCACTTTTAATCTGTAGCCGCTTAGATACTGCAAGCGCTTGATTCTTGCTTTTCCCTCGTACACAAACGCATAAATTCCGTCATCTTTGAAGTCATTAATTGTTCTATCAATCGCCACGATGTCACCATGTTTAGGCTCATTTCGGCATTGTTTGGGTTGTACATACTGTTTCCGTCGATAATCGCAATCGAGAGATTGTTTGCTGTTTTGCGTTGGAAAATCTCCATGAACTTGTCTCGTGAAAATTCAATAGAGCGGATTGTGTCTGGGTAATCAAGGTTGATGACACCATCGCCAGCAGCAAGATGGTTATCAAGCAATGTGAGCTTAATTGAATCAGTGGCTATTGGATCCGAAAACTCTTTTGCTTTTGTTACCAGAGTGGTGAAGTCCTCAGAAATATCAGGATCTATATCCGATGGTTCAACATCAAGAATTGAAGCAAATTTAATGATCGTTTCTTTGCTTATAGGTTGCTTGCTATTTGGATTCATATAGTGGCTTACACCACCCTGTGTCTTAATATCTAACAGATTAGCGATTTTAGCTTGAGTTAATCCCAAATTTTTTTCTTTGTTTCATAAATACTTTTTAGGCGAGTTTTAATCTCAAAAAGTCTTTGTTCCGCTTCGCTCATTGTATCCCTCTTGTATCTTTTCCCGAATTATATTAGCCCTTCTAATAAGATCAAGAATAGTTAAAATATTAAAACTATTGAATAACTGAAATAGTTTTGCTAATATTTTGGCATTAAGGAGGCTATATGAAATTAACCGAATATTTAGCCGAGAAAAAACTTACACAAGAACAGTTTGCTCGGCTTGTACAAAAAACGCAGGGATTTGTTAGCCATTATTTGACGGGTCGTTGTGAGTTAAGTGCGAAAACAACATTGGCTTGGTCTGCCGTAACTAATTATTTGGTTACACCGCACGAATTAAGCCCGCACTTATACCCAAACCCAGATGATGGATTACCAAAACACCTTAGAACGTAATTTACCGACCTTTACCCAAAAGAAAACCATAAAAACGGAAAGAAATTATGGCAATGAAGAAAGTCATCATCGAAATGATTGAGAACATACCGGGCGGCAAAAGTGCGGTAGCCGGATTTCTCGGATTTTCAGAGGCGGAGCTGAATAACCGCTTATATCAGACGAAAGGGCAACGCTTTAAAACGAAGAATTGATTGCACTGCAACTTGAGTATGGCTGTACTGATTTTATCGAGGAGCTTTGCCGAAGTGCTGGCGGGTGTTTTGTACCGGCACCAGTCGCAAGCGAATTAGATGCAGTAGAAATCTCAACCTTGCAACTGCGTGAACTGTCCGCTCGTGGATTGTTGTTTGAGGCGTTAGAAAAAGCGCTGGCAGATGGTGAAATCACAAGCGATGAAGAAGACACGATCCGCAAATTATTAAACAAGCATTTAGCAACAACACAACACTCAATCGAGTGCGTGATCTCGCTAAATAAACGGCAATAAAAAACCACGGCGGCAACCGTGGTTCTGTACGAAGGAATTTTTTATGAAAACCAAAATACGGCTTTATGATACACAAATTCGCCAAGATGAACAAGGGCGTTTTTGCTTAAATGATTTACATCAGGCAAGCGGTGGTGAAAGTCGTCATCGTCCTGCTTACTGGTTATCAAATCAACAAACGCAAGAGTTAATCGGCGAAATTTCAAAAGACGGATTTCCGTCTATCCTTACAAAACAAGGACTTGGAACATTCGTAAGTAAGGAGCTTGTTTATGCTTACGCAATGTGGATTAGTCCGAAATTCCACTTATACGTTATTCGCACTTTTGATAGGGCGGTAACAAATCAAAATTCGACCGCACTTTTACCTGACTTTTCTGATCCGGTTGCAGCGGCTCGCGCATGGGCTGACGCAAAAGAGGGTGAACAACGCGCTTATTGGATAGCAAACAGAAATCAGAACAGATTGAATCAATGCAGAGCTATTTCCGCCACGGTATGA